TTATTAGACCTGACGGAGTAACAGAAGTTCTTGGACCAGGTGGTGTTGTATTAGAGGAAATAGGAACAAATGGACAATTAATTTCTGACCCAATAGCAGATATAGGATTTGACCCAAAAGACCCACCAGCAAGTATTCAAGCACTACGAGATGAGTTCGCAGAACACGTGGAAAGTGGTGCAGATGAAGCAGGTGAGATATTTTATGTATCAGAAGAAACAAAAGAAGAATTAATTAATGACGGATTGGGAGATGTTGGTGGAGCATTGACCGTAAAAGACCAAGCGGAAAGAGTAGAACAATTTACCAAAGTCAATCCTGAAAATTTACCAGCAGGTATAAATGCTATTATTTCTGACTTAACAGAAAAGGGAGTTATCAAAGGTGAGGGTGAGGTAGCCACCAAACAAACACGAGGAACTAAGAAAGCAAATGAAAAGGTAGTCAAACAACCTGAAGCACAGGCACAATTAACACCAAGAGATTATCTGGCAACGATTGAAGAAGTATTAGACAATAATCGTATTCGTGTTTCTCTATCCTATAACGACGGAGTAAATCTTTACAAGCACAAAGGTGAAGATGAGATTGCAAAAAAATTCAAAGGGTTTAGAGTAAATTATATCAAGAATAATATTGAAAGATATAAAACATATGTAAAAGTTGGTAATCAATATTATCTTGTTACAAATAGTAAATTAGGAATAAATGGAAAACAAAGAACAATCAAAGTAAAACAAGCACTTACTGATGATGTAAATCTTGGAGAAAAATTTACTTTTGTAGAAAAAAGACTTCCTAATTATCGTGATAGAGTTAGGTTAGAACCTTTTACAGAAGTTGAAAATGACGGAATATTTTTACGATTACCTAATTTAAATTCAGTAGATAATCCAATTAATTTTCAAGGAACGAATTATGGAACACATACTTCACTAACAAGTGAAAATGATTCTGACGCTCGTGATATTGAAAGAATATTAATATCAGGTAGTTTATTAGATGTTCAACCAAATATAGATTATCAAAAAACCACAACTGATTTAAACATTGAATCAGATGATACAGGTTTTGGAAACTTTGTTCACTTTTCAAGTGCAGAAACAAGACTTTACAATTTTAGAGAAAAGTTAGAATCTATTGAAACACTAAATGCAAATAGTTCTTCATTAACATCAATATCAAGTTCACTAACAAGAATAAAAGAGATTGAAGCAGAAAGACAAAGAGTAATAAATTCTTTTGACCCATTTGAACATTATATGTATTTTGAAAGTTCATCTTATGTAAGTTCATCAGACGGACAATTCCACGATACATCTTGGCCTAAATCTAATTCTACAAAACCTTTTACATTAGAAGCAGTCGGTAGTGCGACAGCAGTTAGTTGGTATAACAATATGATATCAAGTGCTTCTGCTTATGACCAAAGAAATATGAACTCATTAAGAAACTCTTTGCCAGAACATATTTACGCAGATACAAAAAACAATGTCTTCTTAGAATTTATGGATATGGTCGGACAACAATTTGATGAGATTTGGACTTATGTGGATAGATTTACAGATATTAATAAACGAGTAGATAAAATTTCTGAAGGTATATCAAAAGATGTTGCAAGAGAATATGCAAAATCTCTCGGATTAGAATTATATAGTGGAAACGATTTGTTAATTTTACCAACATACTTATTGGGTAAAAATGCAGACGGAACAGATTTATTTGAAACACCACAAGAAGAAGTAACAGAAAAGATTTGGAAAAGAATATTAGCAAACTTACCTTTCTTTATTAAAGCAAAAGGAACAGAGAGAGCAGTTAAAGGATTGTTAAATTGTTATGGTATACCGAGCACAATGTTAAGAGTTCGTGAGTATGGTGGACCAGACAAAGGAACAAGAGTTAATTTTGAAATCAAGAGAAAGTTTACAAAAGCATTAGACTTTGATTCAGAACAATTTATCAAATCTGCTTGGACAGGTAGTAATGATGTAACGGAAGACGGACTATTACCATCAACGATAGAATTTAGATTTAGAACACCTTCATCATCAAATCAAGTATTATTACAAAAGGATAATGACTTTGCGATTGCACTACAAGACAATGGTTCAACAGATGAGTATGGACATTTAAAATTTCAAATTAGTGCTTCTGGTTTTGACCAAGGTGCATACATCACTTCATCAGAATTACCATTTTACAATGATGAGTTTTGGTCAGTTATGTTGACAAGAAAGGATACGGACGGAAACGAGTTCACACACGATAATGCGTTATCTCAAAGTGTTTATGAACTGACGACTAAACAATATGACTCAACAAGACAAAAGATTTTATACACCGCAAGTGCAAGTTTACAATCACACACTTCAAGTTTAGCGACTGATGTAAACAACATAACAGGTAGTAGATTAAATGCAGCATTTACAGGTAGTGGATTTATTTATCTTGGTGGACAAAATTCTGGCTTTGGTGGACAATTTAGTGGTTCATTTATGGAATATCGTTTATGGGGTGAACCATTATCTCAAAGTGTATTTGACAATCACGTTAGAGCACCAAAAACTTACAATGGTAATTTTTATTCTTCATCATATGATGAACTATTATTGAGATTACCATTAGATGAAAACATAAATTTAACAGGTTCAAACACGGCATTGACCGCATCTAATTTAGCACACAATAAAAATTTATACAATATACCTAATGGTTTAATTACAGGTAGTGCTATTAGTAATTTTGCAGACAATTCATATAGAAGTGTTGTTGACCAAGAAAAATTCAAAGTGCCTGATGTTGGTCCAAGAAGAAGAAATGCAACCAAGATTAGAATTGAAGATTCAACAATTGAAAAAACACCTTCAAATAGTGGTTCATTATTTGTTGATAGAAGAACAGAAAAGTCTTCTGATGACTTTGCGCCGATAGATAGTAATCAATTAGGTATTTACTTTTCACCAGTTGATGTGGTCAATGAGGACATAATGTATAGTATTGCAGATTTTAACTTTGATGATTTTATTGGAGACCCAAGAGATGAGAATAAATTTCAATACAAAGATTTAACACATTTAAGAAACGAATATTTTAAACGATATGTAAATACAAACAACTTCTTTGATTATTTAAGAATACTAAGTTTTTATGATAAGAGTGTTTTTGATTCGGTTAGAAGTTTAATACCGGCGAGAGCACAATCAGATTTAGGTGTATTGATTGAACCTAATTTATTAGAGCGTTCTAAACAAGTTGTGGGTAGAGGTGTTGAATTTGACAATCGTTATTTTGAAAATGCAAATCATTTTGAAGACGGAATACAAGTAACAAGATTTATAGAAAGTGGTTCAGATAACTACTTTAAATCAAGTGGAGAATATACAACTTACAATGGAGAGATTAATGCAGCATTCTTCGATACCGGTTCAGCACTCGGTTTCTTAGGTAATCCTTCATTAGTTAAGTTAAATCAAATAGATAAACGAAGTGTATTTGGTTCATTGTATGCGACATCAAGTATTACATTGGGACCAACCGACCAGATATTTACTGAAACATTACAACCTAACATAACAGGTTCAAGATTATCAGAAAAAAATGAAGTAGAACAATTCTTTTATTCAAGTTCATTTAGTGCTTCAATTGGTCCAACATTAGCTTATAGTTCATCATTTCTTGAATCAGATGTTTCAAGTATGGCAGAAACAACTAACTTATTTAGAGCATTTGTTCAAGGAACATTATTAACAAGAGATAACACAATTGACGGAGGCGAACCAGTAGAAATTACTGAAGTAGCACCAACGGTATTAAAAACACAAGACTCAGATACAAGTAAACTGAAAGTAGAATAAAACAATGGAAAATTTAACTTTCTTATATTTATTAATGAATAAGAATAGTTATATAATTTCCACAGGAGTAAATAAAAAATGGGATTTTTAGACAACACAAGTATAACAGTAGACGCTATTTTGACAAAAAAAGGTCGTGAACTTTTGGCAAGAGGGCAAGATGAATTTAGAATTACAAAATTTGCATTAGCAGATGATGAGATTGATTATAATCTATGGGACACATCACACCCAAATGGTTCAAACTATTATGGAGCAGTGATTGAAAATATGCCTTTGTTAGAAGCATTCGTAGATGAAAACCAACTTATGAGATATAAGTTAACAACACTTCCAAAGGAAACAGCAAAACTTCCTATATTGGAATTACCAAGTCCATCATTGAATTTTACAGGCGCAGGTATTACACAAACTATCACACCTAACACAAGAAATGGACAAGATAGTTCATACACATTTACATTATTCAATGCAGATGTTGCTAATCTTTCATTAACAGGTGCTTCAGTAGGACCGATAAGAAGAAGAAGATTCTTACCAGGTGGTGAATTGGAAAGAGATTTTGTAGGTAGAGCAACAACACCAGTATTCTTAAATGAAGCTGAAAGAAAACGCTCTATTACAGTAGTTGGTAAAAGTGTGAGAGTTATCTCAAGGTCTTTAACCGCCAATACAAATACTAACATTTCAGTTACCGGTAATCAGTCAGGCGCACAATCAACAATAACCGTAACCGTAAAAGCAGACCCAAGTAAATTATAAGGAGTATAAATAATGGCGTATCAAAGATTTAACAGAGCAAACGATATAGTTGAAAACCAACGAACTACAATTTCAAGTGGATTGTGGTCAGGTGGTTCTGCTGAATTAACAGCATTCTATACTCAATCAACAAACGGAAATATTACAGGTTCGTTTTTAGAATTATATAACGAAGACCCAAATCTATCAAGTTCAGCAGAGGTTCAATTTGCAGTTGGATATGCACACCTTGAAGGTAGTGGTTCAAAAGGTAATACAACTAAATTAACTGATGGTGGTAGACAAACAGCAGCACTTTACAGACAATTTAGAAATGTATTATTAGCACCTAACACCGATAGATTTGAATTTACTTCTTCACCATCAGCATCAGGTGATAAGGACTTTTACTTTATCTCGTTCCAAAGAGCAAGACAAAGAGAAAAGATTGACCCAGGTAATTGGGAATTGAAATTAAGTGGTGCTATGCCAGCATTATTTAAAGATGATAAAATTTCATTAATCGACGATAGTGGAGCAACAGCAAATCCTACCGTTAATCAAGGTGGTAGAGTATTTAATGTTGTTAGTGGTTCTATCACTAATGGTATTCATACAGCAGCCGCTGACGAAGCATCAGGCAATATGGGTTCTTATGGATTATTTTATCCAGATTTAGGAATTATATTATTGAACGCTCCAAAGGTAGAGATTAGTGGTGGATTAGGTGTTCACGATAGAGCAGCTGACCAACACATTAGTCGTTCTGAGGCGTTCTTTGATAGTATTGTTTCTGGTTCATCATTTACAGCTCGTAGAGAAGAAGAGATTAGTTCAACAAATTACTTTGTTCGTGTAAATAATAAGAACTTTAATTTTAGTTCTAATCCAACTTACACTACGGCTTCTGATGGTTCATTAACACAACCAACTTATTTTAAAGACCCAAAAACCTTTATCACACAAGTAGGTTTGTATAATGATGACAATGAGTTATTGGCTATTGCTAAGTTATCAAAACCAATATTAAAATCATATTCAAGGGAAGCTATTATTAAAGTGAAACTTGATTTTTAGGACAAACTAATGTTCAAAAATCTTGACCCACAAGACATTTCAAAAAAGTCATTTCAGACATTTAAGAATTTTACATTCAATAATAATGATAGTGGGAGTGGTGTATTCGCAATAAAAGCTCGTAGTGGTTCTTTATATAATTATGTAAGTTCTTCTGACGATATTGTTACGATAACAACAGGTTCAATCACAACTAATTATTTTTCACTACCCAACTGGCATATGTTAAATCAAACATTTTATTCTTCACACGGACAAGATTATGTAAATCCAAATAAATCAAAACGAGAACTACATACATCAGCTTCAATCATTAGTGTTCCAAGAGAATTGTTTGGTGAGAAAATTAAGCCAGGAAGTATTCAATTATCTGATACATCATTAAGTGCTACACGAGATATACGAGATGACGGAGAGGGTAATTTATATGATAATGCTTTTTCTGCCAGTTTTGCGGCATACAAATCAGGTTCATCTGACGGAACAATAGCACCATTTACCATAACAGGTTCTGCTACAAGAGGTAGTGGTAGTCAAATCGGAAATGCATTTTATGAACAAGGACTGATTGTAATTACTGACACCGGCTCTTATCGTGAGACAGGACACGGAACAGGTTATACTTTAAAGTATCAAGCAACACAAACTCACTATGAGTATGAATATCGTATAAGAGTTAAACCAAAAGAATTCAACATTTCTACAAATATCAGCACAACACCCGATAGAAGTGGTAGTATTACAATAGCAGAGGGTGTAGCTTCTATGTCTGCTTTTTTCCCACCAAGTCATAAACCGACAGGTCAAGGAACAGGTAGTTATGCTTTATTTTATAACGCAGCTCAAGAAGCAGAATCATTTACAACTCACTCAGAATTTAGACCTTATGTTAGTGAAATAGGTTTATATAATGAAAATAGTGAACTTTTAATTCACGGAAAACTCGCAAAACCTATCAAATTATCTGACGATATAGAGACTACTTTTATCGTTCGATTTGATGTATAATCTTTACCAATCTTATATTTATTATTGTAAAAAACCAACGGAGAAAACAATGTTTAGTTTTATGAAAAAAATGGTTATATCAGCAGTTA